GCCTTGATGCGAACGCGGTGACGGCGGGTCCGCCCCTTCCCGCCGATCCGTTGCGGCGCTTGCAGTTACTGCAAGACGCCGCCGAGCATCGTGCCTTCCAGGCCCATCGCGCGGGGGAAGCCGGCGGCGACAAGCAGGACGCCAGCTTCAACCGCAACGCCCGTCTCGCCGCGACGATCGCCCGCGTCCGCCTTGCCCTCACCAAGGCGCGCGCCGAGGCCGATCCCGGCGGGACGGGCGGCGAGGGGAGCGATCCCAGCCAGACGACCATCTATCGCCTGCCGGAAAATGGAAGATGAAAAGATGCCGGAAATCGCCCCGCAGTCCGGCCCCCAGGAAGCCTTCCTGGGCAGCGCCGCCGATATCGCCATCTATGGCGGCGGGGCCGGTGGCGGCAAGACCTGGGCCTTGCTGCTGGAGCCCTTGCGCCACCGCTCGCTGGCCGAGTTCACCGCCGTGGTGTTTCGCCGCAACCTGACCCAGGTCAAGAATCCCGGCGGGCTGTGGGACGAAAGCGGCAAGCTCTATGCCCCCACCGGCGCCAAGGCCCGCGCCCAGGCCCTGGAGTGGCAATTCCGCTCCGGCGCCCGGGTCCGCTTTGGCCATCTGGAGCACGAGCGCACCGTCTTCGACTGGCAGGGCGCCCAGATCCCCTTGCTGTGCTTCGACGAGCTGACCCATTTCAGCCGCAGCCAATTCTTCTACATGCTGAGCCGCAACCGCTCGATGTGCGGGGTCAAGCCCTATGTGCGGGCCACCACCAATCCCGACGCCGATAGCTGGGTGGCCGAGTTCATCGCCTGGTGGATCGATCGTGACAGCGGCTTTCCCATCCCCGAGCGGGCGGGAAAGCTGCGCTGGTTCCTCCGCTCGGGCGACGCTTTGGTCTGGGGCGACAGCCCGGCCGATTTGTCCGAGCGCTTCCCCGGCATCCCGCCCAAATCGGTGACCTTCGTCCCCGCCCGGCTGGAGGACAACCCGGCTTTGCTGGCTGCCGATCCATCCTATCGGGCCAATCTGCTGGCCCTGCCGACGGTCGAGCGGGAGCGGCTGCTGTCGGGCAATTGGCGCATCCGCCCGGCCGCCGGGCTTTATTTCCGCCGCGGCTGGTGCGAGGTGGTCGAGGCCCCGCCGGCGCCGCTCAAGCTGGTCCGCTATTGGGACCTGGCCGCCACCGCCAAGACCGAGTCCAACGATCCCGACTGGACCGTCGGCGTCAAGCTGGGCCGCGACGATAACGGGACCTATTGGGTCCTTCATGTCGAGCGGCTGCGCGGCAATCCCGGCGAGGTCGAGCAATTGCTGCGCAACACCGCCTCGGCCGACGGCAAGGCGGTGCGCATCGGCATTCCGCAAGATCCCGGCCAGGCCGGCAAGGCCCAGGCGGCCTATCTGGTGCGCCGCCTCGACGGCTTTGCGGTCACCGCCAAGTCCGAGAGCGGCGACAAGGTCACCCGCTTCGGCCCGTTCTCGGCCCAGGCCCGCGCCGGCAACATCAAGCTGGTGCGCGGCGCCTGGAACGAAGACTTCCTGACCGCCCTCGAAGGTTTCCCCGAGGCGGCCCATGACGACGACGCCGACGCGGCCAGCGGGGCGTTCAACCTCTTTCAATTCGACAATGGCGGCCTGATCGACTTCTACGGTCGGATGGCCCGGCAAACCAAGGAGTTAGGCTGACATGGCACGCAATGGCGGCACCCAGATCGAACCCGGCGTCATTGCCCGGCTGGCCCAAGGACTGCGCTGGGCGGTCAACGGCGAAGCCCCCGACTCATGGTTCGGCCCCCTGGAGCCCTTGGCTCCGATGGCCCCGCCCTCGACGGCGGGACGGCAATTCGACTATCCCTCGGGCTATAACATCGTCACCACGCCGCGCTCCAACGAGCCGATCAGCTTCGAGCAGCTGCGCGGCCTGGCCGATGCCTATGACCTGTTGCGCCTGGTCATCGAGACCCGCAAGGACCAGATCGCCCGGATGCGCTGGACCATCCGCCCCCTGGCCGGCTCGGGCGTCAGCGCCAAGGACCCCCGCGTGGCGGCGGCCCGCGCCTTCTTCGCCCGCCCCGACCGCGAGCATGGCTGGGATGCCTGGCTGCGCATGGTGGTCGAAGATTTGCTGGTCATCGACGCCGCCTGCCTCTATCCCCGCCGCGACCTGGGCGGCCAGCTCTATGCCCTGGAGCCGATCGACGGGGCCACCATCAAGCGGGTCCTCGACGATCGCGGCCGCACGCCCCAGCCGCCGTTCCCGGCCTATCAGCAGGTGCTGAAGGGCCTGCCGGCGGTCGATTACCGGGCCGATGAGCTGATCTACATGCCGCGCAACCCGCGCAGCCACCGGGTCTATGGGTTTAGCCCGGTCGAGCAGGTGGTGATGACCATCAATGTCGCCCTGCGCCGCCAACTGCACCAGCTGCAGTACTACACCGAAGGCAATGTCCCCGAGGCCCTGATCGGTGTCCCCGAGACCTGGACGCCCGAGCAGATCGGCCAGTTCCAGGCCTATTGGGATGCGCTCCTGGAGGGTGATTCCGCCCAGCGCCGCCATGCCCGCTTCGTCCCGGCGACGATCTCGAAAAGCTTCATCCAGACCAAGGACGCGGCGCTGAAGGATGATTACGACGAGTGGCTGGCCCGGGTGATCTGCTTCGCCTTCTCGGTCAGCCCGCAGGCCCTGTCCCAGTCAATGAACCGCGCCACCGCCGAGACCGCCCTCGACCAGGCCCTGGCCGAGGGGCTGGGGCCGCTGATGAGCTGGGTCAAGGACCTGATCGACCGGGCCCTTGCCGACTTCCTCGGCTGCCCCGACCTGGAATTCGCCTGGGCCGAAGGCCGCGAAATCGACCCGCTGACCCAGGCCCAGATCAACCAGATCTATCTCGCCGCCGGGGTGCTGACCAAGGACGAGGTCCGCGCCATGCTGGGCGTGGGGGCGGATGGCGAGGACGTGCTGAAGGGAGGTGGGCTGCTTGATGCGGGCCGCCCTTTTTGAGCGGGCTGGACGGGGTGGAGAAATACAGCCCCGACCAGCCGAGGGCTTCCGATGGGCGATGGACGGATGGGGGTATTGGGCCGTTGACGGTGTCGGCTCCACTTGCTGATTCGGACCCAGCGCAGGAAAAGCCGAAAGGAACCCAGGTTGCTTGTGCTGAGGATTTCTGTATTGGGGAGGGATTGGCAGCAACCGCTGCAATCCGTGCGTTGATTGCGGCAGGCGGGGCGGCGGCTATTGCCGGGAAATTGGGGCTGTCTCCAGCTATGTCCGCAGATTGCCAGCAGGAATGGGCTGCGGCACGCGATCGTTGTAGTGAATTGTGGGGTGATGGAAAACTTGGTGTAGACGGGCATCGGGGAATGGGTAAGACATATGATCAATGCGTTCGCGGGCAGGTGTCGGAGGCCTGCGGTGGGAACCCGACAGAAAAGCGGTGAGGAGATGGCCTTGGAAAATGAAACGCCAGAGCAATTTGATTTGCGCCACTTGCTTCTGAAAAAAGATCCCCAAAAATATGTGGATACGATGACGACCCATATAGATAAAAATCCACAAGATAGACGCGCCTATTTCGCGCGGCATCAGGGGTGGAATAGGCTTGGGCACCCAGAAAAAGCCATCGGTGACCTTGACGCGGCAATTGCTTTAGGCGCTCATCCAGTCTACCACCTGTCTCGGGGGCAGATACTTGCTAAGCTTGGTCGGCATCACGAGGCGCTCCAAGATTACGCGACTGCCGAAGCAATGACGTCCCCATCCGAATGGGTAGATTGCTGGGGGCCACTGCATCAGGCCTGTAGCTATGCCTATTTGGGCCATTCTCAAGAGGCGCTGGCCGCTTGTAGCCGTCTCAAAGAGGACCACTGGACGCCGGGCCTCGATGGCGCTCCTGGGGGCAATAAGCAGGAGGTTATTGCCGAGATCCGCCAACGGCTTGCTTCCGCCAAGAAAGGATCGTAGTCCCGCGCCTCCCGAGGCCCTGATCGGCGTCCCCGAGACCCCGAGCAGATCGGCCAGTTCCAGGCCCTGGTCCGCGAAATGAACCGCGCCACGGCGGAGACCGGCCAGAAGCAGGCCCTGGCCGAGGGGTTGGGGGCGCTGATGAGTTGGGTCAAGGACCTGATCGACCGGGCGCTGTCCGACGGCCTGGGCTGCCCCGACCTGGAGTTCGCCTGGGTCTTCTATTTGGTTGCGCGGAAATATGCCGAGACGAGGGATATCCGCTATACCCTGTTGGGTGGTAGCTTTCTTGCCGCTGAAGGTGATGGAGCGATCGATGTAATTCCAGAGCGCGTTGCGCTTTGACGTGAAACTGACGACTATATGAGAAATAAGAATTGGAAATAGGGGGCGATCCTCTGTGCGTCTCTGGCAGAGAGTGTGGGCTATGTGTGCGAGGAGTTTTGGGTTCGCTTTATGCATTATGATTGCCCTTCTTCAAGATGCGAGGGCAATGGATGGTATCACGCGCGATGACGCCCGCCAGATTGCCGAGCAGGCTCTGGTTCAAACAGATAAAATGGCGAAAGAACTGGTCATGCGTGACCGAGATGTCATTGAGAATGGTAAGGGCTGGTTGTTCATCCCTATGACAAAAAGATTTGCCGAAACGGGTGACTTTAATTATGGGTTGCTGGGCAGCGGCGGAATTTTTGTGTTTCAAAACGGAAATTGGATCGAGGTGCCCAATCAGATCATGATGTACGGCTCCCTTGACGAATTCCTGGCGTCCCAGCCGAAATAGACGTCGCCACTTCATTCATTTCTGCCATTCCCTCCCCACCTGCCCCGGCCCGTCCGGCGGCGGGTTTTTTGTTTGTTTCTTTCCAACCACGAGGATGTGCGATGACCCTATTCATACCGCTCCGTAAGGTCGATGCCGCCCAGCGGCTGGTCTACGGGCAGATCGACGAGACGCCCGACCGCGCCGATGAGGTGTTCGACTATAAAAGCTCCAAGCCCCTGTTCCAGGCCTGGTCGCAGGATGTGCGCAAGGCCACCGATGGCAAGAGCCTCGGCAATGTGCGGGCCATGCATGGCAAGGTGGCGGCCGGCAAGCTGGAGAATATCTCGTTCGACGACGCCGCCAAACGCATCGAGATTTGCGCCCGCATCGTCGACGATGCCGAATGGCAGAAGGTCGAGCAGGGGGTCTATACCGGCTTCTCGCCGGGCGGGCGCTATGTCAGCCGCTGGCAGGACGGCGATTATACCCGCTACACCGCCCAGCCGTCGGAGATCTCGATCGTCGACCTGCCCTGCATCCCCTCGGCCAGCTTCACCATGGTCAAGATCGACGGGATTGAGGAACAGGTGGCTTTTCGCTTGCGCAAGGTCGGCGCCCGCAACAGCCAAGCCGACCTGGCCCTGATCCAGGCGATCCATGACAGCGCGGTGGCGCTGGGGGCCAGTTGCTCCGCCGATGACGATGGCGAGGGGGGGGACGAGGCGATGGACAGCGCCGGCGCCGATGACGATGGTGCCGACAAGGCCGCCCGGATAGGCAACTTGGCCAAGGTGCGTGGCGAGCTCTCCAAGCTGCTGGACGAGCGCGACGCCCTGAAGAAGCGGGTCGCCGAGCTGGAGTCTCGGCCTGTTCCCGGCGGCCCGGCCCTGCGCGCCTTGAGCAAGGGCCAGGATGTGGCCCTGGCGGCCGAGCAGGACGCCGTCGCCAAGATCGAGGCGATGCCCGATGGCGAGGCCAAGAGCCTGGCCCTGATCAAGCTCGCCCATCGCCACCCGATGGTGGTGCGGTTCTAAATTCGTCCCTCGCCGGGCGCAGGTTCCGCCTGCTTGGCCGCCGCCTCCATGGCGGCTGGTCATACGGCCAAGTGACTCCTGAATAACATTTCCCCTTCCGGCCGCCAGTCTTGGCCGGTTTCGCCCCGCCCGGGTCTTCGGTGCGGGGTTTTTTCATGCCCGCAAGGAGACCAGTTCCCATGTCCAACGACAGCAAGTCCACCTTGGCCCTGATCAAGGAGGCCCAGAGCAAGCCGATCATCGACGAGGCCTTGTCCAAGGCCTATACCCAAAGCGGGTCGGCGACCACCGGCCTGACCTATTACGACCTGGCGCCCGGGGCGCTGACCCTCTATCCGGTGGTCACGCCGCTGCGCAACAAGATCCCCCGCAACGGTGCCGGGCGCGGCATCCAGGCCAATTGGAAGGCCATCACCGGCATCAACGTCAACTGGATCGGCGTCGGTGTCTCGGAAGGCAATCGCGGCGGCGTGATCGCCACCTCGACCCAGGACTATATGGCCGCCTATCGCGGTCTGGGCCTGGAAGACTATGTGACCTTCGAAGCCGACTATGCCGCCACCGGCTTCGACGACGTCAAGGGCCTGGCCGCCCAAGGGTTGCTGCGGGCCTTGATGATCGGCGAGGAGAAGGTGATCCTCGGCGGCAACAACTCCAACCCGCTGGGCACCACGGCGGCCCCGGTGCTGGCCGATGTCTCCACCGGCGGCGCCCTGCCGGCCAACACCGCTGTCTCGGTGCGGGTCGCCGCGCTGACCATGGAGGGGTATCTCGGCGCCTCGGTGGTGGCCGGGGTGCGGGGTCAGATCTCGCGCACCAATGCCGATGGCAGCACCGACTCCTATGGTGGCGGGACCGCCAAGGTCTCGGCCGCCACCCTGATCTCGACGGCCAATGACGGCAGCCCCAACCACAAGCTGACCGCCTCGGTCAGCCCGGTGGTCGGTGCGGTCGGCTATGCCTGGTTCTGGGGAGCCGCCGGTTCCGAGGTTCTGGGCGCCATCACCAGC